AGACGGTTCCGGCCCAACTTATAATAAAGCGGCTATGGATTTGGCAGAGACCGCCAACTCTCGTGTAGTCTCATCTATGGGATTTAAGAAAAACGCCCAAGTTGTTAGCAGTGGTGGCGGTTTGTTTCGTGGTATCCATGGTGATACTGTCAAACAAACTCCTGAAGTCTATTCCCCATTGTGGTTGAATAGCAATCTAAATCTTCCACGAGATCGTGCAACGATCAATGCATGGTGCCGAAGCTTCTTCGCATTAAATCCTTTCGTGCATAACGCAGTCAGCTTACACAGCACCTACCCAATCAGTAAGCTTTCTATCAAGTGCCCAAACAAAGATATTGAAAAGTTCTTTGATGATATGATCGAAGAGATTGATCTAATGAACATCTGTGTACAGATTGCTCAAGAGTATTGGCTTCTAGGAGAAGCTTTCGTATACGCAGAGCTGGATGAAGGTAAGGGCAAGTGGAGCCGCCTACACATTCAAAATCCGGATTTCATGATTGTTAAGCGTACGGTTGTGGCTAGTGAACCAATCATTCAGCTTCGTCCTGATGAGAATCTCAAGAAAATCATTTTTTCTAACCGTCCAACCGATATTGAGCAGCGTAAACAGCTTAATCAGCACATTATTGATTCCGTTAGACGTGGAGAAAACATTCCACTAGATAACTTCCATGTATCACACTTGGCTCGTCGTATCAGCCCATACGAAATCAGAGGAACCGGTCTTCCAGTCTGTATTTTCCGTCAGTTGATGCTCTTTGACAAGCTACGTGAATCCAAGTATGCACAGTCTGATAACATGATTAACCCATTGACTTTGGTTAAAATTGGTTCGGCTGACTACAAGCCAACCTTTGCTGACCTTGAAGCATGGAGAAGTGTTTTTGAAGAAGCTCAGTATGACAAGGACTTCAAAATCTTCACCCATGAAGGCGTTGCTGTTGAAAGAGTCGGCTGGGGACAAGGCATCTATGATATCTCTGGTGATATTACTCAGCTCATCAAGGAAATTTATGTTGGTTTGTTCGTTCCACCAGTTATGATGGACGGCGGTTCTGATACTACTTACGCTAACGGAGGTGTAGCCCTAGACGTTCTACGTCAGAGATACATGCAATTCCGTAACATGATGTCTACTTGGCTCAAGACCAAGATTTTCGCTCCAATCTCCAAGATTCAAGGCTTCTATGACTACTCCGGTGGTGAGAAGCAACTTATCGTTCCAGAAATTGATTGGAACCATATGTCTATCTTCGATGCAGGCGACTACATCAACAGCTTGGTTACTCTATCTCAGGGTCAAGCTGACCAGAAGAGAGTTTCTATTCATACTCTTTATCGTTCTTTGGGACTTGAGTATGAAGATGAAGTACGCAAGATGCGTAAAGAAAATGTTCAAAATGCTATCCAGAAAAAAGAGATGGCAGCTCTTGAGACTATGGATCTCAATTCTCTTCGTGCTTTGGATGATGAGGATGAAATTCCAGAACCACAACAAGTTGCTGGAGAAGCACCGTTGCCAGGCGAGACTCCAGGCGGCGCCCCACCAGGTGGTGGCTTACCAGATTTGGGTCTACCAGGTGGCGCTCCCCCACCACCTCCAGGCGGAGGCCCACCTCCACCACCTCCTCCAAGTGGAGCTTCAGCAGGATTAATGCCTCCAGGTGGTGGCGCTCCCCCAGCTCCACCTCCCCCGGCCGCATAATCTTTTAATTCCGCTGAATAACCCTCACTTGTGAATAATTCAGCATTGTTTTAGCTATTACACTTAAGCAGAGGGTTTCCATGGATAAATTTGCCCAAGAACGAGGTATTCTCAACAAGATACGCGAGAAGATTAATCTTCCAGGCGCGATGGCTGAAGGTTTCTTCAAGCCAGAACTTGATAGAATTATGAATGATCTTAGAGTGGCTGATGACAATATTAGAAGCATTCTAGTGGGTCAAAAAGTTGGCAAGCCTAGTGTTGAGTTCACTCCTGGTAGATCTATTAAAGATCTATTGAAGTCAGCTCGTAGCAATTTTAATCGTCGTGAATACATGTCTGGTGTTGCTGACTTGGGTGAATTTCATAAGAGACTATTTGATGCTACTAAGTTTATCGATAAGCTGGATTTAAGTGTCAATCAAATTCATCACAATTTCTTATTCCAGAGTCTAAGCCCTAAGCAAAGAGAAAATATTAGAGGATTACAAGACTATATGAAAGCAGCTTCTAAGGCAGCTAACGAACCTTATTTTATTAAAGAAGCTGGTATCATGGACTTCTTTCATAACGTTGGTACGAGACGTGGTTGGGCACTTGCCGCTTGGGAAAAGAGATATCCTAAGGTAGTTAAAGATTTACGTGATGGTGGCAATCGTCTTATCGATATGGCTGAAGCTGCTTTATCTAATACGCTAGCACTTCTAAAAGATATGGCTACTGCTCGTGCTGTTCGCCAAGTAGACAACTACATGGATGCCGCTAAGAGAATTAAGGGTGAATACGCCAAGTTTGATGGCGGAGATAAGGGATTCCGTGCTTATTACACTAATGTAATTACGCCTTATCTAAAGAAACAAGAAGAGTTTGAGAGAGAAGAAGCTGCAAAGAAGCCCGCTCCTGATAAAAAGGAACCCACTCCAACCGCAGCTCCAGCCCCAACAACTTCGACTACATCAGGTCCAACCACTCCAGTTGGCAGCGGATTTGTAGGTGTTGCACCTAGCCCATGGGGATCTAGTGCTCCTCCTGGCGCATCTCCTCCATTTGCCCCACCACCACAGCAGGCGCCCGGACAGCCAGAATATTTTACACCAAAAGATGAAGATGTTGAAATGCTGCCAGATGATGAGCCAGCTCCAGATACAGAAAGATCCCCCGGCCCACCTAAGCATGCTCGTTTCTATGCTTCATTAGAAGCTATGGGAAATGAAGACCCACGTATCCTAGTTGGTTACATTGCAAGATACGCCAAATCTATTCAAGGAGACGATCCAGAGACGGCTATTAAGTTATTTGCTATCGCTAAAAGAATGAAGGGATAACATGCCAGTTCAGGGTAAAGCCAATCTTGGACCAAACTTCTACCCGAAATTGGTTCAAATATCCGAAGAATTAGGAATGAAGCCAGAAGACCTTCTGGCCGTCATGACCTCGGAGTCTGGCTTAAATCCATCTGCATACGAAGAAAAGTATAAGGGTTCTGGTCTTATTGGATTCATGCCAGATACTTTAAAGGGCCTCGGCTATAAAGGTACTTGGCAAGATTTTACTAAGCTAACCGGTGAAGAACAGTTGGATTGGGTTAAGAAATTCATTCAAGGTAAGAAGGGACTTATGGGAGATCGTAAGTTTACTTCTGCTGGACTTTACTACACTGGTAATCTTTGGCCAGCCGCCCTTAAGCTGCCAGGTGTTATTAAAGAAGATCCTAATACGCGTATCCTAGAATCAAATCCAGAATCAACTACAGACCCCAAAACTGGAAAAGAGTGGAGTAAAAAGTATTTTGAAATTGGATTCAAGATTAGTCCAGAATTTGAAAGCAAGGCTTACAAAGCTAATCCTCTTTTTGATCGTGATAAAAAGGGATACATTACATACGGAGATATGATTAAGCAAACGGAGATAAATAGAAAGAATCCGGCATATCAAAAAGCTGTTGCTGAAATGACTACCACTACCGGGTATCGACCAAATGATAAATCTCAACCTTCAATGTTGGCTAGTCAACAGAAATCAACTCCTGCTAAAGGAATGGATGATATGTTAAATAAATTCATTCAAGAAATGCAAGTAGCGGCCTCTACAGATTATAATTTGAAGAAACTGTACAAAGAGGCACTACCAACTCATGACATCTTAATCCAAATTAAGGCCCCTGATTATGCAAGTGCCATAGAATTTTCTCGCGTATTATGTACAGCTTTAGATGAAGATCTGTTATCATCTTCATATCCACATACAGATGGGCGTGACGTAGAAGTTGAGTGCTCTATTGCTGGACCTGAAAAAGAATGTTTTGCTGCGGTTCAACAAATGGTTGAAGCACTGGTCGAGACTTTTAAAGAAGCAACCCTAAAAATTGGTGGTGTGACGGTTAAAACAAATCAAATTATGAATAAAAAGTCATCTTATCAACCAATCAGCCCTAGAACTGCTGATACTAACTACAGGAAGTTCCTGCTCAAATTTATCTAAGGAATAGCAAATGGTATCGCAAAATGAACTATTAAACACAATCGCGAGTCTTCAGGGTTCTGGAAAGACGTTTGCTGAATTCTTAGCAGAAGTTTTTAGAGATAAATTTATTGAAGTGTATGTCGGAGATTCTTATGAAGATGTAAGCCTTGAGCAAACATCAACAACATATCCGGCTGTGTTTTGTGGAAAAGTCATAGGAGCTTATCGCGAATGTCTAATGCTTAATTGCGCATTTGTCGTACCAAATCAGCATATACAATTAGGCAATATATTATTTGTAAATGAAAGGGCAATCAGAGCGCTTAATGAAGTTGACGAAAAGGGAACTTTAGAAGATATGATGCTCCGTAGTAAAGAAACATTAGAAGTAAAAAAACATTTCGACAAAAAATGAAACTAACACATGACCAACCCAGATATTTTACTACAGCTTGCCAGCTCTTATGAAGATAAGTGCATACAAGGTCTGGTCAAGATTGCGAAGATTCGCAAACTTCCAGATGGTAGGTATCGTGTACTCTCTCAAAAGGGTGAAGATTTAGGCACTTATAAGTCTCAAAAAGCTGCTGAAAAGCGCCTACGTCAGGTAGAATTTTTTAAGCATTTGGACAAGTCTAAAGCTGATGATCAGGGTAATGCAATAGCTCCAATTGATTTAACTGGTGCTGATGAATTTAGTTATTCCGCTCTCATGCGCAAGCTTCGTCAGGAAGCTAACCCTGAACAGGTCAAAGTATTTCTAAAACTCTTCAAAGCTCAATTTGATAAAGCTGTTAAAGGCAAGATTAACAGGCCCGAAAGAGTGGCTTTACAGAATGCTGTTATCAAGTTTCATAAAATACATCCTCTCAAATTAGATAAGAAGATGGTTAAATGTGCGGCAGTAGCTGAATTAGGAAATGCCGACTCTGTTGGTAAATACCTATCTGATATTGTAAAATTCATTCTAGCTAGATTGCCATTAGAGAAGCGCCCCAAGGCAGCTCAAGTTCTCAAGCAGAAGTTTAATGTAATGAGTGAGAATGAAATCTCTGGCAAGAACATGCCAAATGCTGCTGTCTATGGCCAAGCCATTACGTTCGTTAAACATGTATTATTTAATCAAGATGCCAATTATGTGAGAGCAGTTCTTAATAGCTTGTCGAGGAATCTATGATCAGGAAGTTGCGTGCAGTAGTTCCTGGTAAATTATATAGAGGCTCCGCCCCATCACCAAAAGATGTTATGGAGTTAAAGGACAAACTTGGCATTAAAAAGATTGTTAGTCTTGATGAAGAGTCTGGTGAAAAAATAGATAGAGCATGTAAGTTATTAGGAATTGAACAAGTCAAACTATATATTGATCATACTAGAAAGAGTTTATATGACTTCTTATCACAAGATATGAAGAAGTTATTTTTAGAAGGTAGCCCAACATTTGTTCATTGTCATGAAGGTAAAGATAGAACTGGACTAGCATCAGCTTTAATCAAATGCAAATTCTTTGGGATGGATCCTGAAAAAGCTATTCAAGAGGCTAAGTCTTTAGGTTTTGGTGTGGGCATAGCTCCACAGACCACTCATATGTTTGAGCAGATCATCCGTCACTGTAAGCCCGGTAAGGATACAAATAGTGTTGATATAGTGTCCAACGAAAGAGAATACAAAGGCGATAATAGGGATAGCTTTTTAGACGAAGGTCATCAAGGTTCCTTTGCTCCCCACCTAGACCACACTCGTCACAATCCTATGGATGCTGTGTATACCTACATAACCGACCAATCCCCCACCCGTCAAAATTATCCAGATACATCATTATTTCGGTATGATCCAGAGAAGGGTGATGTAATCCCTAATGTGGGCGAATTCGACAATGATGCAGGTCAGCGTGGATTCGGCCCCAGCGAGAACTACAATGGGTTTTTCTCAGAGGTAGGCCATTAAATGATCAAAAAGTCTTACTCCGTACAAATGAGCTATGATGTGTCTGACAGCGAAAAGCAAAGGGCAGAGAAGGCTTTATTGTATTTTAGAGGTGCCGAGAAGTATTTAGTGCAAGCCTCTGATCATTTGAATATTATGAAGACGCCATTTAAGGATAATCCAGAGATGACGCCCGATGATATTATGAAAGAACGTGCTGTTATTCGACGTTTCAGAGATACGTCTATTGATAATTTTGATAAGTTCAAAAGAATATCGTTCGACTGTGTCAATCTAATGCAGACATTCTCTAGTGATACTCAAACCCTTAAGCTAATTAAATCATTCATCTCCTCTATTGATGAGTTGGAAATTAAGGTTAACAATTTTGCAGACTTGTTTAATGACTTGCAAAGTAAAGACTTCGCTAAAGATGTGGTAACTTCTATTGAAGATATTCAAAAGCAGTGTGATGAGATTGAGGAAATTATTGATGAAAGAATAAAATCTCATATTCAAACTAATATCTTAGCTACTAGCTGGGTTGACTCTATTAGTAATGATTTACAGATGAAAATAGAGAAAAAGACACCACTTATTGTGGACCTTTACAATCAAAGACAAGAACAATTAAACGATGCAGTGGAGGAGAGAAGCACGGTAGGAAACTGAGAAAGATGGTAATATCGCCATATAATAGATGAAGTTTTCGTTCAAATCGGAAATTTGTAGCAATATTACATTATACCTGTGTGGTCTCCCATTTGGAGAATATAATGCCCTTTATTAAACACGGCGATGGAAAGATACTAAACGTTGTTGATGGCGAAGAACTTACTGAAGAACAGAAGCAAGCCGTCAAGAAGGTTTCTAAAGAGTTCGTCAAACAATCTGACGAGTCAACTGATTCTTCACAAAAGAAGTCAGGGAGCTAATACGCATGCCCATTATTAAATTAGGCGAAGCCCACGAAATTAAACTAGAGAACATGGAATCATGTCTTCCAGAAGTGAGTGCTGAGGTCTTAGAAAATTTTAGGAAGTTCGCAGCCAATCTTAAGAAGGTTGCCCCTAAAGCGGAAGACTTCCTCTATTTCTCTGCCGTAATGATGCACGCCGCTGAAGCTGCCGCACTTAACGAAGATGGCACACCACGCTTGACTCTCAAAGGAGAGCCAGTCCAAGTAGGCTGGGATAAGAGTGGTAATACCTGGAAATGGACTAGTAGTGACCCTAATGTCAGACCATATAAGAATTCTAATGGCGACATATTTCCAGAAGAAGAGTTAACCAAAGCTTACAAAAAGTGGAAACACAAGCCTCTATGCGTGGATCATAAATCGAGTTCGGTTGACCATGTGAGAGGCTTTATTGTTGATACCTATTATGATCGTTCACTCAAGAGAGTGATTGCATTATGCGCCTTAGATAAGGCCGGATTTCCACAATTAGCTAGACAAATTTCTACGGGTGTTTCTAACTGCGTATCCATGGGTACAGCTGTTGGAAGAGCCATTTGCTATGATTGCGGTCGAGTCGCTCGCGCTGAAGCTGACTTCTGTAACCATATGAAGAACAAGACGTGCTACGGTGAAATCAACGTGGACCTCAATCCAATTGAGTTATCTATCGTTGTTAATGGTGCTGATCCTAGAGCCAACATTAAACACATCATTGCCGCAGCTAATACAATGAACACGTATCTTGAGAACCGTGCTAAAGAATTAGAAAAATTAGCCGAACTCAAGTTTACTGCCAATGTAAATGTAACCAAAATCAACGATGGTGATGGTGGTGGAAGTGCCCAATTCAACGTTGAAGCAAGTGATATCGACCAATTTAAGTCAGACTTAGATGAAGCCTTTCGTAAGGTTCAGGAATTCAAGAACGTAAAAATTTCTGAAAAAGATACTAATTCTTCTGCATCTAATCAGTCGTCGGGTTCGATTGCCATGGATGGAGATGCACCGACGGATTCTGGATTGGCTCTCCAAACTCCGCAAACCCAAAGGTTTGCTTCTGCCGATGTAGAGGCAGAATCATTAGCCGAACTTCAACAGGTAACAGCCGCTATTGAGGCCACGCTAAACCAAATGAAAAAGAGCTTGGATAAGTTAGCTAAAACTTCTACTATGAAAACACAAGAGGAAAATATGTCTGGATCAAAAGAAATCAATAAGCAAGCTTATTTCCAGGGTGGCGGTGGCGTTAATGAGCCAACTCCAGGTCAAGTCAAATATCCAAAAGACGGATTAAATGAGCAACTTCGTTCCAACGAAGACAAGCACATGGTCGGTCAACCACCTTTCCCTGAGGTTGGTCCAGTGGATGGAATGCATCCTTCTCCAGGTTCTGCGGATCCTTCTGATGAGTTAGAGCGTAAAAAGATGCTCGCTCGTGCTGAAGCTGAAGAGAGAGCCATGAAGCGTAATGCCATTGTCAATATGGCCAAAGACGCTTTGAAGAACAGAGAAGCTTACTGGCAAGGTGGTGGCGGTATTAACGAGCCAACTCCAGGTAAAGCAAAGTATCCAAAAGACAAGCTCAATGAAGAACTACGTGAGTATGAAGATAAGCACATGGTTGGGCAATCACCATTCCCAGGCGTTGGTCCTGTTGACGGGCTCCACCCTTCTCCAGGTTCTGCGGATCCAAAGGATGAGTTGAAGCGTAAGCAAATGCTTGCACGCGCTCAGCTACGCGCCAGATTCGTCAAGGCTGCTAATGGTGACGGAACCCAGAACAAGGGCAAGAGTGCTTGGGAAGTATTCCTAGGCGACAAGCTATTGTTAACTGCTTCTGTCTCTGAATTGTCCGGTGGAAACACTGACGTACTTTATGATTCAATTGCAACCAAGGACTTCGGTACCAAGTTGATCGAAAAGGTCAAAGTTAACGGTGCTGATGCGGTTAGCAGATTAATTAAGAAGGCACAAGCTATGCCAGCTCCTCCTCCAGGTGATCCATCTAGTGCTCCAGCTCCAGATGCAGGCGCCCCAGCTCCAGATGCTGGCCCTCCAGCCGAGGATGCAGGTAAGTCTGGTGATCCAAAGCAGACCGCTCTTGATCTATCTGAGAAATGTGTACAGGTCAGCTCTGATCTACAAGAAGCTGTTCGTGCCTTAACTGGTGAACAAGCTGAAATGGGTGGCGCTGAATCTGCTCCAGGTGGTGGCGTAGGTGGTCCAGCCGGCGGTCCAATGGCAGCCGATGACCAAGACGCAAAGAAGAAGGATTCCAGCAAGGAGTCTACCGCTTCTGAAAACTTTAGTACTGCAACTCTCAATACTCTAAGGAGAGAACTTAATGGTGCGTTAACTCATGCCATGAAGGAAGCCGTTGCAGAACTTAACGAACATCAGCAAGAATTAGACATGATTGTTGGTATGTACGACAAGGGTGCTGTAACTCCGTCTAACCAAGACTTTGTAGGCACTATCGTTGAAGACGCATTAAGCGAAGC